CGACGTTGGTTTGAATGGCGATATCGTTTATGCTGCAGGTTCTTCAATATCAGGCGTTTCAGGAGTTAAAATTAGTGGCACTATGGCTACTGGTACAGCTCAACTGAGAATCATGGGTATATCAAACGACCCTTCTAACAATGCGTTAGGAACTGGGTCTTTATCAACCAATGTTAACTTTATCGTCAGAATTGCCGAGCATTTTAACAGAACTGCTGCGGGAGTATAATAATGGCTATAAATAGAGCGCAATTAGCGAAAGAACTAGAACCAGGATTAAACGCCTTGTTCGGAATGGAATATGCTAGGTATGATAATCAACATACTGAAATATTTGAAACTGAGTCATCAGACAGAGCTTTTGAAGAAGAAGTAATGATTGTGGGATTTGGTAACGCATCAGTAAAAGGCGAAGGTAACGCTGTCGAATATGACAATGCTACTGAAGGCTTTACTGCACGTTATGCTCACGAAACAGTTGCTTTAGCCTTCTCTCTAACTGAAGAAGCAGTTGAAGATAACTTATACGATAGACTAGGCTCAAGATATACAAAAGCTTTAGCAAGGTCTATGGCAAATACAAAGCAAATTAAGGCAGCTTCTGTTCTTAATAACGCTTTTAGTAGTAGTTATACTGGTGGTGATGGTGTTGCTTTAGTATCAAATGCTCACCCTTTGGGTGGCGGTGGTACTGCTAGTAATAGACCAACAGCTTATGCTGACTTAAACGAGACTTCATTAGAAGATGCTCTTATTAATGTTTCAACTTTAGTTGATGACAGAAATTTGACAATTGCTCTACAAGGCAGAAAGCTTATTGTTCCACCAGCATTACAATTTGTTGCTGACAGATTATTACAAACTCCTGGTAGAGTTGGTACTTCTGACAATGACATTAATGCTATTAAAAATATGGGTATGGTACCTGAAGGATATGTTGTTAATAACTATCTAACAGATACTGATGCTTGGTTCCTAAAGACAGATTGTCCTGATGGATTCAAACATTTTGAGAGAAGCCCTATGCAAACATCACTAGAAGGTGATTTCGATACTGGTAACATGCGTTACAAAGCTAGAGAAAGATATTCCTTCGGTTACTCCAACTGGAGAGCTGTGTTCGCATCTCAAGGAGCATAATCTTAATTGATTGTCTAAAGGGAGTTTCGGCTCCCTTTTTTTTTGTTTAAAAGTAATATACAATCAAAAGACTAGGATTTATTAACTTGTTCTATCGACTGACCTAGCAGACAAGCCGAGACAATAGAACTTATTTCCCAGGAGGAAATTATGGCAAAATCAACATTCTCTGGTCCTATCCAGTCACTAGCAGGATTTATTTCAGCAGGTAACGCTAACGTCGTTAGCTTAACTGCAGATACAACACTAAGCGTAAACTCACACGCTGGTAAAATTTTAACTTGTAACGATGCAGATGGTAAGTTTACTTTACCAACTATTGTTGCTACTGCTCCAGGAAGCAATGACGACCCTAACCAAACTAATAATTTAGGTGCTACTTTTACTTTTGTAATTGAAACAGCAGCTACAGACTTAGATATTAAAACTGACGGAACAGATAAATTCGTTGGTGGACTATATATGGGTAAAAGTGATGCAGCAGGTAAAACATTCTTTTCAGGTGCTAGTAATGATGTTATTACTTTAAACGGTACTACTAAAGGTGGTATAGCTGGAACTATTATTAAAGTAACTGCTATTGGTTCAGCTAAGTACGCAGTAGAAGGTATAGTATTAGCTTCTGGTACTGTAGTAACTCCATTTGCTGACGCGTAAGGAGTAATTTATGGCAGACGCAGTAACCTCAACAACATTGATGGATAGCGATAGAGTCGCTATTATTCAGTTAACGAATACATCAGATGGTACAGGCGAGGCAGCAGTTAAAAAGATAGATGTTAGCGCTTTAAGTGATAGCTCTACAGGCCAAGCATGTACGGGCGTACGTTTAGCAAGAATTGTATATTCTACTTTTGGGATGAGTGTAAAACTTTTATGGGATGCAACTACAGATACAATCTGTTGGGATTTAAACGCAGACTATACAACAGATGAAGATTTTACCAATTTTGGAGGTATTAGAAATACAGCAGGTAGTGGAAAAACTGGCGATATTATGCTGACTACTACTGGACATACTAACGGCGATTCTTATGTAATAGTTCTTACCCTTTATAAAGATTTTGATTAATTTTTATAATGGCTGAATACAAAGGTAAAACAGTAACTCTTAACAAACCCAGGGCTATCCCAAAAGGTAGTCCTGGATACGGTAAAAAACGAAAAGAAGTTTTTGTTAAAAACTGTAGTAGCGAAAGCAGTAGAGTTAAAAGAATTACCTTTGGCGATAAAAAAATGGGTATGCACAAAGATACCGCATCAAGAAAAAAATCATATTGCGCTAGAAGTGGCGGAATAAAAAGTGATAGATGTAGCGCTAACTACTGGGCTAGAAGAGACTGGGATTGTTAGATGGCTAAATCAAAAACAAAAAAAGACGCTTGTTATCATAAGGTAAAAGCCAGATATGATGTATGGCCATCTGCATACGCAAGTGGCGCTTTAGTTAAATGCAGAGAAGTTGGTGCAGCTAACTGGGGCAATAAAAGTAAAGTTAAAAAGGCTTGCGGAGGCGAAGTAACCTTTGTTAACGCTAGAGGTTTTAGCAAAATGCTTCCAGGCAAACGCAAACAAACCAAATTAGGATAATGGCTAAAGAAACTTTAAACGATTGGTTTAATAAAAACGATGGAAAAGGTTGGGTTGATTGTAATACAGGAAAAACTTGCGGTAGAAAAAAAGGCGAAAAAAGAAAAAAATATCCAGCTTGCAGACCAACTATGGCTGAATGCAATGATAATAAAAATAAAAAAAAGGGACCAAAAGCAATTAGCTGGAAGGATGGCAGGGTCAAAAAGAAAAATGGTGGTTTTATAGCTAAAGGCTGTGGTAAAGTTATGAACAACCGTAGAAAAATAACTACAATGAGTTAGGAGAATATAATGTTTAAAAGAACTAAAATGTATGCTGCTGGTGGACCTGTAAAAGGTACTAAATATATGTCTAAAGGTGGTGCAGCAAAAGGAACTAAATATATGTCAATGGGAGGAGCTGCAAAAGGAACCAAGTATATGGCCAAAGGTGGTGCAGCAAAAGGAACTAAATATATGTCAAAAGGCGGCAAAGTTTAATTTGCACCTTACATGTCATATTTAATTTCTAACATACCGCAGTTTAAATGCTGGGTAAGAAAAGAATTTACAGCAAATCATAGTAATTATCATGGAGAGTATTTGCATGCTCTTGCTATAGCTGTAAATACATTACCAGATAGGTCTTTATCATTTCAAGTAGTTTTTACTGGCTGTGAAATAGACAATGAAGAAGATGCGCCAAACATTCATGGCGGCGCTATGTGGGCAAGAATGCCTATCCAAGCTTTAGTAGCAGATATTCCTTTAGAGGAATGGCCAACTCCTATGGAAGACCATTTAGCTCAACCTTGGGATTGTTTAAGTCACGAACATTCTGTTGTGGTTTTAGATAGAGTAAGTTCATCTCCCTGGCTTTGTAAAATAGGTGGAGAATTTCATACTGGTAAGTATTTATTTACTGTAGACTATACTGATAACTCAATAGCAGATGACCCTGCTCAACATAAGCAGTCACATGTGTTATATTTAACTGATGCTGGCGAGTATACTGGTAATTTTGTAGCTTTACCTAATAATAGAGTAAGAGCTACGAATCCTGCTTTATGGCGTGTAGGTGAAGGAGCGCCAGATTTTATGCCTTCACAATGGACACATTCAGCAGAACAACATGAGAGTTATATGGACCCAAACGTAACGTTTAACAATCTATATGCTCAAGAGGAAGATTAATTATGGCAACATCTAATAGTACAAATTTTGAACCAAACGTAACTGAGTTTGTTGAAGAGGCTTTTGAAAGATGTGGCCTTGAATTACGTACTGGTTATGATTTAGTAAGCGCAAAGCGTTCTATTAATCTTATGTTAGCTGAATGGGCTAATAGAGGTTTAAATCAATGGACTATAGAAGAAGCTACTCAAACTGTTACTAAAGACACTTTAAACTATACTTTAGATTCTAATGTAATAGATATATTAGATTGTAGCCTTAGAAGAACCGATGGCAGCGTAACGACTGATTTATCTATGGGAAGATTAAGTCGTAGTGAGTATCTAAATATACCAGTTAAAGCAACAACAGGTAGGCCTAGTCAATTCTTTTTAGACAAACAAAACGCAGCAGTTTTAAAAATATGGCCAGCTCCAGAAAACTCTACAGATATATTAGTATTTAATAAGCTAGTAAGAATGGATGATGCTGATACAGCTATCAATACTATGGATATGCCTTTTAGATTTTATCCTTGTTTCGCAGCTGGTTTAGCTTATTACATATCAGTAAAGAAGGCTCCAGAAAAGTCAGGTATGTTAAAACAAATGTATGAAGAAGAATTTGAAAGAGCTTCATCAACAGACGAGGATAGGGCTTCATTTAGAATTAGGCCTTATATCAGTTAATGGCTTACGCTTCAGCTAAATTTGCCAGAGCTTTATGTGATAGATGTGGTTTTGAATATAAATTATTAGATTTAAAAAAAGAATGGAATAATTTAAAAACTTGCCCAGAATGTTTTGAGACTAAACACCCTCAATTAGAACCTAAACCAGTAATATCTGACCCAGAAGCTTTATACGAACCTAGACCAAATAATGATGTAGAGGTTGGCGAAGGCTACATATTAAGTAATAATGATAATATAATTGGTAGTCCTATACCTGGTTATAGAATGACAGCATCTTTAGGAGAGGTTACAATTACAGTATGACTTATTCAGAACTAAGCACATTAATTCAAAACTATCTTAACAATGATGAATCTACTTTTGTTTCAACAATAGCTGATTTTGTAAAAAACGCAGAAGATAGAATATTTAATTTAGTTCAAGAAGATGTATTTCGTAAAAATGTTCAAGGTACAGTAACAGCAGGAAACAGATTTTTAACAGCTCCAAATGATTTTCTTCTTACTTTTTCGTTAGCAGTTATAGATTCAACAACAAACGATTATCATTTTTTATTAAAAAAACATCCAAGTTTTATGCAAGAATACACTCCAGATTTAAGTGATGTTTCTTTAAGGGGATTGCCAAAGTATTATGCAGACTATGATAAAGCATATTCAACATCCTCTAGCTCTGGTTCAACAATAGCACTAGCTCCAGTACCAGATGCAAACTACACAGTAGAATTACACTATTTATACAAACCAACAAGTTTAGTTTCAGATACATCAGGGACCTGGTTATCTGT